CTTTAATCTTACACGAGTAGATGCATGAAATGGTAGAGCCTTACCACCACTTGTAGTCCAAGGGTCTCCAAACATTACACCTAATTTTTGTCTAAGTTGATTAGTGAAAATCAAACACACTTTTTGGCGAGCAATCATCTGAGTAATCTTCCTCATAGCCTTAGATAAAATAATTGCCTTTGATGTAGCCCAACCATCTTTATCAAAATCAGCATCCATCTCGACTTTCGTGGAAGCAGCTGCTAAACTATCAACTAATATCGTAACCAATTTATCTTTACTGGATTCACGAATTTTCGTAACAATCGTTTCAATCGTATCGAATACATCTTCTACGGTTTCTAAGTGAACATATAACATATTCTCTGTATCGACACCGATTGCCTGCAAAAATTCAGCTGAAACTGAAGATTCAGTATCTATATAGACAGCAAGACCACCTTTCTTTTGTGTAGAGGCAAGAGCGTGAGCTCCAATCAAAGATTTACCACTACCTTCAAGTCCATTTATTTCTGCTATTCGACCAGCAGCAAACCCACCATGTGGTTTATTTGATATTGCTAAGTCAAGCAAAGATGATCCTGTAGAAATCCAATCCGTAACATCTGTTGGTGTTGAACCAACCCCATCAAGAAAATAAGCAACTTGATGTGATTTAAATTGTTTGTTTAGTTCATCTGCTATAACACCAGCTAAACTATCACGAGTTTCATTTTTTTTTGCCATATAACTTCCCTATAAATCAGGGGTGATGAATAAAAAGGAGGAAAATCCACCACCCCATTGTTAATCCGTTATACGGATATTAACTATTGAACAATTTATCGAAATCATCTTCTACTTTAGAAGATTTTTCGGTAGTAACCATTTCAGTTTTCGGTTTAGCTGCTTCACTTTTTTCTTCAGCCGCAGATGGGTTTAGAAAATTTTGAAGATGCTCTTTCAACTCATCATAAGTTGGTTCCGTAAATAGTTCTGCATAGTTAGGTTGATCATCTAACAATTTCTTCTGTGTAGTAGAATCGTCAGCCAAATCAGTCTGATTGGGTTTAACACGAATAGTTGTCTTACCATATTGATTGCCAGCTTCAGCAGGCGTTTGTCGTTCAACAACAATGTCACGACCCGTCATAGGATCAGAAATATCACCATAATCTGGATCAGCGATTATACCTAAAAGTTCTTGATATACAGTTTTTCCGAATCCCCAGAATTTTACGCCTTCATTCTCCTCTCCACGAACAACGACAGGAGCAAATGTTCTCATCTTTGGTTCAATCCTCTTACCTTGAATCCACTCATCTTTATCACCAGATGATTTAAGTTTGTCAGCAAATAGCTGAACAGGATCAGGGCGACCAAAAGATTGTGGCGACAAAACAGTTTTGTTAGGAACTAAACTGTAATGAAAGAACAATTCAATAAATGGATTATCCTTATCATGTTGATACGGAACAATTCTAACTTGAGTTTTTCCTGGTTGTGGTTTCCAAATGACAGAAGCAGTAGTGCTTGAGTTTTGTAACTGATTTAATCTGGACTTAATTGCATTTATATCCATTTTTATTCTCCATACTTATGTTTAAGGTTTATTATCTATACAAATAAGTATAAATAGTTTTTGTTTATGTTTTATAATATACCACTTATTTAATCAAAAAACAAGAGGTTTTTTTATAAGTTTATTATTTTTAGTATTCTAGTTGGTATAACTGATAAACCTTCTTTGTTGGTTATCAATATTTTATTACTATAGACATCCCACGGTATTTGTAGGCTTTCATCAAGTATACCATTGTTTATGTTTTTTATTATTTCGTTTAAAGCATTTATTGTGTAAAGTGTGTTTGTTAATTTTTTCCTATGCAGTGAAATGGTCTTACTAACCAATGTAAAATCTAATTGTTCATTATTCTCCACATTATAAGTACATACTAATTCATGATTTTTTTCCTCATTTTGAAGTACATAAATTTTATCATATACAACATTAAAATGTTTAGTTATATCATGAGTTGTTTGGTCAAGATTCCTTTTATTTGTAAAGGTGCACAATAATTGAGTTTTCATTATTTCATCTTCTTAATCCATCCCAATGCAGGATTGTTGTGTTTCATCCGACTTGAATATACATTAGTTGGTGCTATATAACCATTTTCAGAAACCGAATAACCTTGATCTGCATCAAAACCAGCCCAAACTACAGAATCAACCCCATCTGAATGTACTCTCTTAATCCATTTCTTTTCTTGATTTGTTCCCTTTACATCATGAACAACATAATCTGAATTAGAAAAGGCTTGGCTTTTAAGTCCCCTTTCAGGATGATTATGAACCATAGTAGTTATCCATTGATTATAGTGATACATCTGACCTCTACGAATAGCATCTTCTCTACTTTCTCCCTTTTCTCTTTTAGCTTTTGGTGTTCTCTCCCATTGTGTTTTAGCCTTCCCTCTACAGTATTCCCACATTTTATCAAGCTCAGCTTGTTTATTAGGATAATCTGATTCAGGATAAAATTCTTCAAATACCGCTTCATTATCAGTTTTATATTTTTCGAAATCTTCAGAAGAAATAGGAGTTGGTGTATTTCCATCAGCTGGATACAATGTCTCATAATAACTCATCAATCCATGTAAGACTTCTTTCGTGCCCTTTCTCTTTTCGCCATTTACTTCAATAGTTACATCTTTATCTTTAAATGTTGAATTATCAACTTTATTTGGCATTTGAGAAGCACCACCCCCAGCAAATTTAACAGAAGATCCTTCCATTTCATATTCTTGTGGTGGCGCAGATTCACCATCTACTGTAGTTACAATTGATGTTGGTGTGCCACCCTTGAGAGCCAAAACATCCGAAGTCTTAAAATTACCTGATGCTGGTATATATGTTTCATAACCTTCATTTAAATTACGAATAGCTTCAACTGTTTCAGCCATATATGCTGTCATATTAGTAAATTCGTTTTGTTCATATACTTGTTTACCTTTACTATTCAAAACACGATCTCCCTTTTCATCAAATTTTGGATTCTTATTCTTAGTTAATGCCAACATCTCACTACATGCCTTAGCAAAAGCTTCAGTATCTTTAGGATCAGCATTCTCCAAATCGCGGATTTCATCTAATTTTTTAGTAACATCTTTAACTATCTGGCGATTAAATTTATCCTTTTTATTTAAATTTTTATTTATCTTAACCAACATATCAGCAAGATTTTTTGTGGCATTCATAATACAATGAGTTCTTCCTTCAGGAGTAGTAGCATCATTAATATCACAAAATTCAACTTCCCCCACAGGTAAACCTTCTAATCTCATCTGTGAAACTGGATCATCAGGATTTGCCTTTAAAACAAAAGATCTTTCCGGAACTTCACTACCATCTTCTCTTTTTCTAGCAGGTATTGTCACTTTCCTACTACCATCTTCCCCTTCTGTTACAGTTCCAGTTACTCTTTTTCTATGAACTTGTTGTGGTGACATAATAGTTCTACTCATCCCACCTGGCCTCATTGGAATTGGGATTCCAGTACTTTCTATAGTTTCAATCCATTTATTATGTTTTGCATTTGGTTCATGTTTCTTCCCATTAAGATATCTGGCATGATCTCCAACATAAATTTTTCCTTTACCTTCCTTATCGTCTTGTAAATAAAGTGGTCTTGACAATTTATATTTTGCTATTAAATTTTTAGCTATCTGTGCAGCTTCTTTCTCTTTCCCATCAGCCATCAATTTTTTAATTTGTTCAACTGCTTCTATAACCTTTGGTTGTACAAACTCTGCCGCATCACTATGATCCATCCCGTCAACAGGTGGTTCTTCTTTAGGTGGTTCTTTTTGAGATTGAGTCTCATCTTCACTATCACCATCTACTTCTGCACCACGAGTATAAACTTTTTTAGATTGTGGTGAACTATAAGTTTGTCCCTTTTCAGCCTTCTCTCTAGCTTTTGCTAAAGTGGGTTCAACAACATCAGCATTTGCTTCTATCAAATCATTAACAACAGCTTTTTCCATAGCCAATATAGAAGTATCTACTAATGCGGGGGGATAACCTCTCGATAAACAAATCTCTTTTAATATAAGTACATGACCAGCATCTGTTGGATCGGGAGTGCCATCATAAACTCCAGCTCTCCACTCCACATACAATGACTCAAGTAACGGATGCATTTTCACTCATCTCCCCATAATTTTTTCCGAATTTAATATTCACTACGAAACCATCACCCTCAAGAATTTTTTTGATATCCGATAAAATTCCTTTTCCATCTTTATTAGAATAGTCAAATAAAAAGCTATCATAATTATACAAAACTATTTTTGTCTCCTTATCTAATAAATAGTTATGTAATGTATTTAACAAAGAAAT